ACACGACAAATACTTTAATCCTGAGTGGACAGTTACAGGTGGACAATTATACGGACAAAGTCCTTTACTTGCAGCAGCAAGAACTTTAACTAGAAGTAATGAAGCTAAGACTGCTGCCGTTGCATCATTCCAAAATGGTGGACCAGCAGGTGTTCTATTTATGAACGATGAAAGATTCGACCCTACAAGTGGTCAAGCACAAGCACAAGCATTAAAAAGAGCAGTAAGCGAGAAAGGTGGAGCAGCTAACTTTAACTCTATTGCCGTAAGTGGTTATAAAGTAGATTGGAAACAAATCGGTTTAAGTCCAGTAGAACTTAATATTATTGAATCAGAGAAATGGGATATGAAGGCACTTTGTAATATTTACGGAGTACCATCACAACTATTAAACGATGCAGATAATAAGACTTACAATAATCAATTAGAAGGAGAGAAGGCTTTAACTTTAAGATGTGCTATTCCTTTGTTGGATGCTTTGACTGAGAACTTAAATAGAAAATTGCATACTGACTGGGGATATAGAAATAGTGGATTGTATGTAGGATATGATATGAAAGTCTATCAAGAATTAGAGGCTAATAAAACAGAGCAAGTTGCTTGGTTAAATACGGCTTGGTGGATTGCACCAGCACAAAAGAATGAGATAATGGGCATTAGAACTCCAGACTATATTCCACAAGAGGAAATGGAGAAACTTTATATTCCTTCATCTTTGCAACCTACGGACCAATTTCAACCTTTGAATATTCCTGACAACCTAAACCCATAAAATGATTTGGCAAGATTATAGAAAACTATATGCCAACGCATTAAAACAATATTCGCCTAAGTTCAAGAAAGAACTACAAAATCAGGTGAATACCTATTGCCGTACGCTAGACTATAATAAAATTAGCGACAAAGCCCTAAAAAAGACCATTTACAAGCTCCATTTAGCAATGGGTACTAAGATGGCTCTAATAAGCGAAAGTGCCGTTAAAAAGTCTGTAAAGGGGGTTTATGTGTCTATGGAGTATAAATCTGCTAAGACAGATGCTTTTCAGTATGCTATTATTCAAGTCCTACAAAATGATGGCTTAGACCAATTAGCAGCAGATATTACCGATACAACTAAAGAACAAATAAGAAGATTCTTAGTTGAGTCTGCTCAAAAGAATTATACTTTACCAGAGACAATTGCCTTGCTTAGAACTTCAGGCATTACCGATTATAGAGCAGAACTTATTGCTAGAACGGAAACAGGCAGAGCAGCCAATATTGGTTCAATGGTAGGTGCAACGAGTACAGGATTAGTAACTATCAAAGAGTGGATTGCAGCTAGAGACAACAGAACAAGGAGAGAGCCAAGAGACCATACCGACCATTTAATTATGGATGGAACTAAACTACCAATGGAGAAACAATTTCAAGTTCCTAATAATCAAGTAGGATTAGGTTATGAACTAATGGACCATCCTTGCGATTCAAAGGCAAGTGCTGCCAATGTTTGTAATTGCAGATGTACTTTAGGATATGAGGCAGTAAGAGGTGCAAATGGTAAACTTTTGACCTTAGCAGACAATCCTCCAATGGGTAGAATAGCAGTTATTTGGAATGCCTTACAAAATGTAATGGGTCAAGCAATATCAAAACTTATAGCATCATTAATACAATAATAAAAAAAATAATAACTTTGTCAATATGAAAACATACGCATCAAAAGATACTATTGTTGAAAAACAAGATATCGGTTACGAGGTAATGGATGTTGATACCGAAACTCGTAGAGTTAAAGCAGTTTGGGCTAGAACAGGAAACATTGATTTAGATAATGACATTATAGTTCCTGAAGCCTTTACCAAAACTCTAAAGGAAAGAGGTCCAGCAGGTAAAAACTTAATCTGGTCTTTAGTTGACCATTGTGCTGAAATGGAAGCCGTAATCGGTAAACCAGAGCAATTATATGTTGAGGGAGATATGCTTATAGCTATTACCCCAATAGTAGAAACTGAGACTGGTGAGGATATGATTAAAATGTATGATGCTGGTCTTATCAATCAACATTCAATTGGATTTAGCACAATTAATTCAAGTGTAGATAAGAACGGAATAAGAACAATAAGTGAACTTAAACTTTACGAAGGTAGTGCAGTATTATGGGCAGCAAACCCAGAGACACCAACTATCTCTGTTAAAAGTGAAGTTAAGAAAGAGCAATTAGCAAATAGGCTAGAGAAACTCTTGAAAGCGTTTAAAGGTGGTCGTTTCACAGATGAGACCTTTGCGTTGATGGAGATTGAAATAAAAAGGATTCAATCAGAATTATTAGAAATTGAAATCGTAAAAGAAATCACTCAGACCGAGCAATCACCTGAGCCGATAATCGAAGAAATTAAAAACAATGATGAACAAGTCCTGAAGGCAATTAAAGAATTTAATAAAATATTAAAAAAGTAAAAATGGAAAACGTAATTAACGAAATGGCTGAGAACCTTAAAGGTTTTCAAGCTAACATCGAAGCTAAGTTAGAAGAAACTAAAGCTGAGATTAAAGTTGTAAGAGATGAAGCACAAAAACAATTTGATGCTCAAGCTGCTGCAACAAAAAAAGCTGCAAAGCGTGAAGTAAAACATCTTGACGAAGTTATCATTGAGAAATTAGATGGTAAATTAGATGAGATGGAGAAATCAATGAAATCAAATGGTAAATTCCGTTTAGATTTAAGAGATGTAAAGTCTATGACTTTAAGTGCAAGTTTAACAGGAGATGCTCAAGCATCTTATGCTCTTAATGCATCTGTATTGCCAAGTCAAGCAATCAACTTTAGAGATTTAATCCCTACTGTTCGTTCTGAAAGTGGTTTGTATGTATTCTACAAAGAAACTGCAACAACTAACAACATTGCTGCTCAAACTGAAGGTTCTAACAAAGGTGAGAACAACTACGCATTAAGCGAAGTGAAAGTAGTTAATGACTACATCGCTGGTTTCTCAACTTTCTCAAAGCAAATGGCTAGAAGTTTACCTTTCTTGAGTACAACTTTACCAAGAATGTTAACTAGAGATTTCTACAAAGCTGAGAATGCTGCGTTTTTCTCTACTGTTTCTGCTGCTGCAACTGGTTCTACTACAACTGCTGAAACTGTTGATTTAAAGCAATTAGTTGACTATATTGGCAACCAAAAGAGTGCAAACTTTGTATCTTCTGTTGCTTTAGTAAGCCCTGCACAATTAGGTCGCTTATTGAAAGAAACTATCACTGCTGGTTATTATGCTGGTTCTGGTTCAGTTATCGTTAATCCTAATGGTGGTATGACAATCTGGGGAACTCCAGTAATTGCTGCATCTTGGGTTACTGATGATAAGGTTCTTATCTTAGATAACAACTTCGTAGAAAGAATTGAGGTTGAAGGAATGGCTATTGAGTTCTCTTATGAGAATGCTAGTAACTTCCAACAAAATATGGTTACTGCTCGTATCGAGTGTTATGAAGATATTAACTTAATGCAACCAACTTCAGCTATTTATGCTGACTTAGGAAACGTATAGTTCTAATCTTACATAGATATAAAGACCCCTTGCTATTTAGTAGGGGGTTTTTTATTATAAATAATGTAAATTTGTAAAAAAGATGTATGGCATATTCTAATTTTATAATAGATTTTACTTTAACCGATATTGCTCCAGTTGTTGAGCCAGTTACTTTAGCAGAGGCTAAATTGTATTGCAGAGTAAGTAGTTCTGTTGATGATAACCAAATCTCTTTAATGATTAAACAAGCAAGAGAAGCCATTGAAGTAGGTACAGGCTTGAGTTTGATACCTAAGACTGCCGTTGTTTGGTTTACTAATTTTAATGGTGGTTTTAACCTTCCTTATGGGCCAGTAAATAGTTTTACTTCATTAATAGATGAAAATAACGATGCAATAGTAGCTGCTGATTATACTTTAGTAGGAGGTAAGTTTCCACAATTACAAAGACCTCCTTTTAGAAACTTAAAGGCTACTTATGTGGTTGGATATGCAACTGTCCCTAATGACCTAAAGATTGCTATTTTAGACCAAGTAAGCTACGATTACGAGAATAGAGGATTAGATTCAAATACAGGTATTTGTGAAAAGTCTTGGAAAGCCTGTCAACGCTGGACAAGAATAAGCCCAATATTATGAGATTAGGAAGCAAGAAAGCAAATTATGTAGATGCCAATACAATGTACGCTGAAATCGGCTTGTATGCTCCTACAAGGGCATCTGATGGTCAAGGTGGCTTTACGACTACCTTTGCCTTGCAAGAGGTTGTATTTGGTGATTTTAGACCAGAGAATCAAAATAGAACATTGCAAGAGGCACAAATAACTTTTACTCGTGCAGCTAAGTTATTTATTAGATACGATGTAACTATTACTGAAAATTATCAAATTGATGCTGAAGGGGAAAGATATACAATACACTCTATCAAAGATGTAGAGAATCAGTTTAGATTTTACGAAATATTAATGTACTTCTAATGGCAGACCAAATTTCTTTTAAGATTGAAGGTTTAGATGCTCTTATTAAAAGATTAGGTAAATTACCCCCTAAGATTGCTAAAGAGGTTGCTATGGAAGTAAATGCCTCTGCATTAGCTATACAAAGCAAAGCTAAAAGAGATGTAAAGGTTGATAATGGTACTCTAAGAAATTCAATACAATTAAAAGAAGTTAATGTAGGTACTAAAATAGTTTATACAGTAGGAAGTGCTTTAAAATATGCTCCTTATGTAGAATTTGGAACAGGTGGAGAAGTTAATGTACCTGCTGGTTATGAGACCTTTGCAATACAATTTAAAGGTAAAGGAATTAGAAAAATTAACTTAAGAGCAAGACCTTATTTAATACCAGCATTTGAAAGTGAGATTCCTATTTTAAGAAAGAACATAAAAAATGTAATAGCTAATGTTAAATCCTAATATTGAAATAAAGAAGTGGTTTTATACCAACTTGACAAGTTCAAGTGGGTTGCCTGTCTTTGATGGTTATGCACCTAATAATGGGGTAAATGAATATATCATTATGAACGGCAGAGCATCAACGCAAGAGCAAGGCAAAATCAGTTATACTAATGGAGTTACGATTGATGTTGACATTGTAATAAAAAATAGTAACTTTGGCTATAAAAGAGCCGAAACTATAAGTGATTTAATACTAGCTGCAATCAATTCACAAACTGCAATAACCCTTACAAATGGGTTTTATGCTTCAAGTTTAGTGGTAGGTGCAATTAGAAACTTAGATGCCTTAGAACCTTCGGACAATATATTTAGAACAATAATAACTTATAATTTAATAATAACTCAAAATTAAAATAAAATGGCAGAAACAAAAGTATCGGCAAGGGATTATATCCTATTAGCTGACATAGACGGAGACGCAACATTTAAACCTGTTGCTTGTCTTACAACTAACTCAATGACATCAAATGTTAACACTATTGATGCAACTTCAAAATGTGGAGACCAATATCAAGCTGGTCCTTCATTTACTCAATCATTCAAAGGTGATGGTTTTGCAATTGATGAAACAGGAACTCCAAGTAAGGATTCTTACCAACAATTGTATGCTGCTCACGCTGCAAGAACATCTTTCAATATGAAGATGGGTAAAGCAACTCCAACCTCTGGTGATATAGTTTATTCAGGTCAGGTATTTATTAGCGATTTTGAAGTAAACGCTGACGATAAAGATGATGTTAAATTTACTGCAACTTTTGTAGTAACTGTACCACCATTAACACAAACTGAAACTGCATAAACAATAACCTATGTTTGAATTAAGACTAAACAACAACACAATTCAATTAAAATGGGGTACTTGGTCAATGCGTGAATTTTGTAACGAACGAAATATCACAATAGACAAATACTTTGAAGTTCTAGGTAATAATCAATTTGATTTAGATATTATTGTTAAATTAATATATATCGGATATAAATCAGCTTGTTTAACAAATAAACAAGAAGTTGAATATACTGAAAACGATGTTTGCGATTGGATGGATGAAATAGGCTCAATTTTTCAATCCGAAGGGCAAGTACTTGGTTACTTAAAGTATATTGTGCAAAACACAATTACGGCAGTGCAAGGTACTCCTAAAGAGGAAAAAAAAAAGTCTAACAAAGCTAAATTGGGATGATATTTTAGTAAAGGCTGCTGAATGTAATATACGCCCAAACGAGTTTTGGGAGATGACTTGGAAAGACTTTTCTATTATCGTAATGGGTAAAGAAAGGCAAGAGTTAAACGAATGGGCAAGGACTAGAAACCTTGCCTATATTGTATATTTAAGTAACACTACTGAAAAATCTCCTAAATCAATTAAGTCATTTTGGAGCATACCAGCTATTGATGATTTAGATATTGAAGAGGAAAAGGTAATGTTAACAAACGACCAATTGGCAAGGACATTAAAATTGTACGGAGTAAATTAATATAAGATGGCAGAAAATTTTGATAAGTTTAGCATTAGCATTGATGCAGATGTTTCATCGTTACAATCTAGCTTAAAGGCTGCCGAAAATACACTTGCCCAATTTGAAAGTGCATTAAAGAAAGCTACAAGTATTGGAGAAATTAACTATTTAAATAAAAACATAGCTAATTTAAACACTACAATTAGTAATTTAAAGCAACAAGCTAATCAATTAGGTAGACCAATTGGGGATGCTTCTCAATCTCTTATAAACTTCTCTAGAATTGCTCAAGATGCTCCTTATGGTATAATGGGTATTGCGAATAACTTAAACCCTATGGTTGAGTCGTTCCAAAGATTAGCTAAGACTGAAGGAGGTACAAAAAAGGCATTATCTGCTATGATTGATGGTCTATCTGGACCAGCGGGTCTTGGTGTAGTAATTGGTATAGTATCTTCTTTAGCAGTTGTATTCCAAAAACAAATATCCGAAGCATTTACAGGTTCAGCAGATAAAGTAAAAGAATTAAGAGATGAATTAAAGAAATTAAATGATGACATTTATAAAATAACTGGTGCTGCTCAAACAAGTCAAATTTTAGGTGGAACTTTAGCAAATATTATATCAGATAAATCTATTGATACTAATACTAGAAAAAATGCTTTAAAAGAGTTAAAAAAACAATATAGTGAAAATAAAGAAATACAAGATTTAGATGTAAAAAATCTTGACACTTATACAGCTAGTTATTTAAATTCAATAAATAATTTAGCTGCCGTTCAAAAAGATGCAATTGGTAAAGAAAAAAATTATATAGATGCTTTATCTGCTGCAAATGCTGCTTATAAAAAATTAATTGATGAAAGAGATAAGTTAAAAGACCAACAACTTGCTACTACCAAGCAGTTGGAAATGGGAGTTACAACAGAATCATTGAGAGCAAAAATTGATGCTCAATATGTAAAACCATTAAAAGAAGCAACAGAAAAAATAAAAAATGCTAATGATGCTTTAACAAGAACAATAAAAGATGTATTAAAATTTAATACTCCAGACAAGGTTATAAAAGTTAAGAAAGAAAAGAAAATTAAATCTCCAGTAGAGCAAATATCTGATGGAGTTTACGATGCATCTTTAGAAACAGAAGCACGAGAGCAATTAAGTAAAACACCATTTGTAAGTAAAATTCCTGAAGCAGCAAATATAGGTACTGGTACTTTATTTGGAATGTTTGATGAAAATTTGAATGGTAAGATTAGAACTACCAAAAATGAATTAAGTGATTTCCTTAAACAAACTAAAGAAGGGTTTGCTCAAGCAAATATGGAAGCTAATCAATTTGCTAATCAAATGGCAAGTGGAGTTACAAATTCATTACAAAGTGCTTTTGATGCTTTAATGAAAGGAGAAAATGTATTTGAAGCATTAAGTAATTCAGTATTGCAATTTGCAGCAGATTTAGGATTTGCAATTATTAGAGCACAATTATTAGCTTATATACAAGCAGGTCTTGCAACAAGTGGAACAGGATTAGCAGGTGCAGCAGCAGGAGGAGGAGGAATTTTAAATATGCTAATGAATTTATTAGGTCTTGGTGTTACTAAAAATGCTAAAGGAGGTATTACTAATGGACCATCTTTAGGTTTAATTGGAGAAGCTGGACCTGAGGCAATTATGCCTTTAAGTAAGTTATCAAGTTTCTTAAATACTTCTTTTAACGCAGGAGCAATGAGTGGTAGTTCTGCTGGTAGTGGGGGTCAATTTGTATTAAGAGGTCAAGACTTATTACTTTCAGTAAATAGAAGTCAAAAGGCATCAAACATTAAAGGACAATCAATCAGTTTAGCATAATGGCTTACGGATTAAGATATACAATAACTCAAATCTTAAGGAATGGTACTAACCAAGTAATTGAGATTTATGAAAGAGATTATGCTGCTGGAGTAGTTAAAACCTATAAGCCAGTATCAATAATAGTACAACCTAACTCAAACGAGGAATACCCATACCCTACAATAATATCTACTCAGGTTAACTTTTCTATATTATTAGAAACACAAGATGATTACGACCAATTCCCCAATGTACTTAGTCAAGATGATAGGAAGTATTATGTAATACTTAAAGAAAGTACAAACGTAATGTGGAGAGGTTATATGTTTAATGATTATACTCAAATGGGTTTTTCAACAGGCATTACTCAAGCAGACTTTACTTGTATTGATGGTATTTCATTTATACAAAATATTGAATATGTAAGAGATGATAGTATTAATCAATTAGACACTCAATTAAATGTAATTAGTGATGGCTTAAAATTATTAGCTTATCCAGATATATTAAATTTAGTTGTAGCTTGTTCATACTTTGCAGGCGGTATGCTTGATAGACAAGATGGCGTAAGTAACGAGCCATTTAGCCAAATCTATCAGTATAGAAGGGATTTTATGGGTGAGTCATACTATGATATTATTGGCAAAATAATGACCTCATTTAATTGTAGAATGTTTCAAGCCAATGGAGACTGGTGTATATTTTCAATGAATGAGATGGCAGCATCTACAAATTATTTTACTAAATATAATATTTTAGCTACTCCTACAATTACAAGTAGTGGTGTTTTAAACAATACAGTTAACATACTTCCTTATGCAGATGGCAATGTGCATTTTATAAATAATAGCCAAATAAAGCTATTAAAAAAAGGATTTTACAATATACAAGGTAGAGGTGCTTATGAATCAGCTTTAAACTATTGCGACAATGGAAACTTAAAGTTAAATGCATTCCCAACTAATACTGCGACTGGTTTTATTCTAGCTGCAACAGGAGATTCAACGGCAACAATAGTTCCAGATACGGCAGGTCAATTTGATGGAGTTTCTTTAGTAAGAAATACAAGTGGTTCTGCTAGTATTGAAAATGGTAATTTAATTGCTATAAATTATTTCCTTCCTTACATTGGCGAAGTACCTTTTAAGTTAAGTTTTGAACATATAACTTCAACAGGTGCTAAATTGCAAATTTCAATGAATACGGCAGGAGGACTTAGATATTTAGATACTAATGGGCAATGGCAAACTACATTACAAAATATAACAATAAATCCATCTGAAACTTTATCTACATATAGTAGAGATATTCCACCATATTTTGTATCAGGTGTTGCAATATTTGGGTATTTAAAGTTTAAAATAGTTTGTGATGCATCAGGTCAAGCAACATCACTTCAAAACTTTATCATACAAAGAGGAGATAGTGAAGTAAAGTTTATCGAAGCAAACTTTGTAGCTGATAATACTATTCAATCTACTTTAAAAGTATTTGAACAACCTTATGGCAATAACTATCCTACAACTTATAATTATTCATCTAATAAAGGTGTTTTATGTGCTTCCGATGGCACATTCTTAGAGAATTGGTATTCATCTTGTCCTAGTGGTACTCCTTTAGGAGCAGTAGATTTGATAACTTTTATGACTTATCAAAACATAAGAAACCTAAATAAGAACGTAGCAACTGTTGAGTGTGATTTAGGAGAACATATAAGCGGTGGAGGATTTGTCTATTTAGATAAGGTTTTTACTACAACGGACACAGTTACAGGTAATTTATCTTATAATGGTAAAAAATTCATTATGAATAGAGTAAGCCAAAATGCTTATGTAAACGAATTAAACTCAGTTCAATTAATTGAGGTAAGTGTCGCTGAAGTATCTGCATTTATCATTCCTAATTACATAACAGATACAGGTCAACTTGGTCCATTTTGGATAGCACAATTTAATATTAATATAGTTTAACTTTGCAATATGGCAGATAAAGTACAAGGTAATAATATGATTCTCTATTGGCAAAATCCCAATGGACAATTCTATCTAAACGGAGGGGTGTCAAAAGGCACAATAGGTGGTAATTCTTACTATCAATTAAGTTCTACTCAAAATGTAGGAGCTAGTGCTGACTTTACTGCAACTGGAGACAATGTTATAGCTAGGTTTATTACAGATGTAAATAAGCCTAATATGACTACTATTCCTGCTGGAACTTGGACTTTTAGTTCTTATGTTTCTTTAACTTTTAGTTTAGATTATTCGCCTTCTTTTTACTTTGTTGTCTCTAAGTACAACGGAAGTACATTTACAACAATAGCTACAAGTGAGACTACTGCTTTAACTTCACTTAGTAAGACATTATATACTACTTCATTAACTTTCCCAGCAACATCTCTTGGTGCAACTGATAGAATAGTAGTAACTGTCTATCCTTTAAACGTAGGTGCAAGAGATATTTTCTTTTATACTCAGGGAACTAATGTAGCTAAGGTTACGACTACAATGCCAACGGATATTCCTTTTGCTTGTTCTACAAATTGTTCTTTCTCGGTTAATGTGGACCAAAAAGAGGTAACAAGTCAAACGAGTGCTTGGTATAGAGAATTTAAAAACGACATAGCTAATTGGAGTGTAAACTGCGATGGATTAATAACTTTGGATAATTACGGATATTTATACCTATTACAAACGCAACAAAATAGAACTCAAATAGCCATTAAATTTGCTATTGACAATGGAGTAAATGGTTTAGTAATAATAGCAGGAAATTGCAATCTTACGAGTTTGCAAATCAATGCTCCTTACAAAGACATAGGTACTTATTCGGTTAGTTTACAAGGTTCTGGTGCTTATTCTACAACAGGAACTTCAATAAATCAAAATGGTGTGATAGTAATAGCAAATGGTCAAGTGTATATGAAGTTTGCAACGGCAGCAGGTGGAGAGACTACTATTACTTTTGCAGATATGATAGGAAAGAGTTGTTTAGGCTTTACAAGAGGTGGTGTAGAGGTAAGAGAGATACTTACAACAGGAACTCCTACAAACGACCAGATTAAGTTTAATAGTGCGAGTGGTGTGGTTACTTTTGGTAGAGCATTAGAAGCAGATGAATTTATTAGAGGAATATTTCAATAATTAATATGAGCAATCAATTACAAATATCAGGAGCAGCAAAGATTAGGAGCATACAAGGTCCAGTAGTGGCTAATAGTGGTGTAATAAGTGCCTTAGATGGCGATGCTTCTCAATATGTAAGAGGAGATGGTACTTTAGCTGATTTCCCTACATCAACAGGTGGAGGTAGTTCGGTTTCTTATTATCTTAATACAAGTGTAAGTCAAGGTACAATAGGTGGGGTTGCTTATAAACAATTAAGTAAAGTTCCTATTAGCGGTGCTGGAACTGATGTTACTATTTCTGCTAATGGTTACATAGCTAGTTATATTACTGATGCTAATGACCCTGCTTTATTAGAAGTACCTGCTGGAAACTTTAATTGTGAGTTTTATTTTAGTGTAAACTCTAATGCTCACAATCCTTATGTTTATGCAGAACTTTACAAGTACGATGGAACAACTTTTACTTTATTAGGTTCTAATCAAGCAATCCCAGAATATTTAACTAATGGAACTACATTAAGTGCTTATTACTTTGCTATTCCTGTGGCTACTGCTGCTTTGACAATAACCGATAGATTATCAATTAGAATATATGTAAACGTAGATGGTAGAACAGTTACTTTACATACTGAGAACAATCATTTGTGTCAAGTAGTTACAACTTTTTCTAAGGGATTGACTACATTAAATAGTTTAACAAGACAAGTACAATTCTTTCAAACAGGCACAAGTGGAAGTGATTTTAACATCTCAAGTGTAACGGCTACGCATACTTTTAATATTCCAGATGCAAGTGCAAGTGCAAGAGGATTGATTACAACAGGAACTCAAACAATAGGAGGTGCAAAAACATTTACTAATATAAATACATTTAATAATGGTTTATCTTTAAAAGGTGGATTTTATCCAGTACCAATTGCTGGTGATACAGGATTAGCAGGTAGTGGTTCAGGACTTTCAATAATAAGTAAAGTAGGTTCAACTGTATATACTAATAATTTAGATTTTGGTAATTCAAGTAATAGTTATGCATTTCCTAACGCAAGTGGCACAATAGCACTTACTTCAAGTTTATCTAGTTACGTTCCTTACACAGGAGCAACTGCTGATGTTAATTTAGGTACTTTTTCAATTACAGGAGGAATAGGAACTTTTACAAATGGTGTATTAAATGGCAATGGCACAAACCCAGCAAATTTATATTTAAAGAAAGGTTCATCTCCATTTTTTACTAATGCTGCAAATTATGGATTAATAGCTGCAGTTTCAAGTAGCTTTATTTTAATATCTGATGTTGATGGAACTAATTATAAATATGCAAGTTTTAATTTAGGTTCATTAACCAATAATACAAATAGAGCATACACACTTCCAGATGCAAGTGGTACAATAGCTTTATTATCAGCAAATCAAACTTTTACTGGTGAAAACTATTTTTCACTTGTAACTATGTTTGACCAATCAGTTAACTATAAAACAGGTGGTGTTTTAGTTGGAGTAAGTGGTTATATATCACAAGGATATGATAAAACAGGTACAGGAGCAAGTTCTACTTTATCAATGAAAATAGCAGATGGTAATTCAGTAAAGAATATAAGTTTAGATTTTGTTGGTTCTCCAGTTTCAACTCCATATACTTATACTTTTCCAGACTTTTCAGGAACAGTAGCTTTAACAAGTCAATTAGGTTCTTATCTACCTTTAGCTGGTGGAATAATGACTGGAAGTTTATTATTAAATAATAATATTCCTATACAAGGACAACTTTTTGGAACAAGTAGTTATGCTACAATGATGATAATGAGTCCTTCTAATAAAATACTTATTGATGGAGTTGGATTAGGTGTAATATTTGGTAGTACAATAGGACAAGGTGCATATACTTATAATTTTCCATCTGCTAGTGGTACTTTGGCTTTAACATCTCAATTAACAAGTGGAACTGTTACATCGGTATCTGCTTTAACTTTAGGCACAAGTGGAACTGATTTAAGTTCAAGTGTTGCAAATAGTACAACAACTCCTGTAATTACTTTAAATGTTCCTACTGCAAGTGCAACAAACAGAGGTGCATTAAGTTCTGCTGATTGGACAACTTTTAATAATAAAGCATCTACTGCTTCTTTAGCTAACTATCTTCTTTTAACAGGAGGTACTTTAACAGGTCAACTTTATATTAACCCTACTAATACTGGAACTGTTGGATTAGATGTAGCAAGTAACAATACAAGATTTAGAAGTGATAACCTAGAAGGTTTTAAGAGACAATTAGTGATGACAATGGGTAGTGGTACATTAATTCAATTAACTGCTAGTGGATTTGGTGGAACTTATGGAACTGATTTAGCTTTTTATACATCAAGTGCAAGTGGAGTTAACGGAAGCCCAGCAATGTATATTACAGGAGGTAATAATATTGGAATTGGAACTGGAAGTCCAGCAGCTACTTTTGATGTTGTTGGTACAGGGTATTTTAGTAGTGATTTTACAGTAAATGGAATATTAAATAATAGAGGTGCAGCTGATAATGTAACCGAACAAAATTATTATAGAAATGGAACTTATGAATACGGAGTACAAAAAGTAGCTGGTAGAGGTGTTGATTTATTTTTTACTGGTCCAGATTCAAACTTTAATATTGCTCAAAGAACAACTTATGGCACTGTAGGAGGTAATGTAAGATTCACAGTTGCAAGTGGAGGTAATGTAGGTATTGGAACAATTACTCCAAGCGATACCTTGCATTTAGAAAGAACTGGAGCAAGTGTATATAATTCAACTCGTTATACAAATCCAAATTCAGGTGCAAATTTTTTCGTTGGAATTGGCGGAAGTGCTGTTCCTAATAGTAATTTACAAAATAACGCATATATATATAATGTAGGTAATACTGCTATTGTAATAGCTACTAACGATTTAGAAAGAATGCGTATTACAGCATCAGGTCGTGTAGGTATTGGTACAAGTAGCCCACAAAGTACTAGCTTAGATATACTTGGTCAAAGTAGTGAAGCAAATTCTTTTGGTATTTTAACACTTAGAAATTCATCTGATAATAGTCTTTGTTTTGGGGCATTTGGAACATCTTATGCTTGGATTCAATCAACTATAGTTTCTAGTGGTGCTTTTCCATCTTTAGCATTAAATCCAAGAGGAGGTAATGTGGGTGTTGGTACAACTTCACCTAGTTATAAATTGCACGTTACTAATAATGCAAATGGTTTTATTTCAAGATTTACAGGTGGTACATCAGGTGATGTAAATATTGGTTTATTTGCTAATTTTGGGTTAGGATTTGGTAGTATAGGAACAGAAAGCAATCACGCATTTAATATATTTACAAATGGCTTTGATAGATTAGCTATTTCAAATGGGGGTGATATTTCGTTTAATGGTGGAAGTGGCTCTGCAGGAAATTCAACTGCTACTCCTAAAAATTTTAGATTTAATAATGATTATTCTAGTGGTGCTACTGATGCTTCATTAAAATTATATCTTTTTAATCTAGGTTCAACTATACAAGGATTTACTTCTGGACCTTCATTTGACTTACAATATCATACAAGCGGAAATAATACTCTTGGAGCTCACGCTTTTTTTGTTGGTAATAGTCTAGTAATGAAAGTTCAAGGCACTGCTGGTCTTGTTACTATTTCTACTCTTGGTAGTGGAGCAGTTACTGCAACAGGAGGAGTATTATCTACTACTTCAGATATGAATCTAAAAATATCAGATGGTTACATAGATAGTGCTTTAGATAAAATATTAAAATTAACTCCTAGATATTTCTATTGGAAAGAAGAAAGTGGATTACCAACTGATTTAAGACAATTAGGATTTTATGCTCAAGAGGTTAATGAGGCAATTGGTGAGGAAGGTGCTAATACTCCAAAAAAAGAAAATGAAAAATGGGGTATTTATGATAGAGCTATAATAGCAATGTTAACTAAAGGAATGCAAGAACAACAAGCAATAATAACATTATTACAAGAACAAATAAACGAGTTAAAAAATAAATAATATGAATACTTATCAATGGCTTATAGGCCAATTAGATACTGCACCAAGTGAGGATGGATTAATAGATGTAGTCAAAGTAGTTAATTGGAATAGAACTGCACAACAAGAAGATATTAATGTTTCTTGTTATGGAACTATGAGTTGCACAACTCCTAGCGAAACTGACTTTACTGCATATCCTGATTTAACTTACGAGCAAGTTTGTGGCTGGTTAGATGCTGGATTAGATGTTGAATCAATTGACTTGCGATTAGACGCAGAAATAGAGAATATAATTAACCCTTCAATTGTAGTTTTACCTTTGCCTTTTACTAATCCATAATTATATCTGAATAATACTTATATTTGTAAAAAATCAATATTATGATAACAATCAACGAACAACAAATCAAAGAATTAGAAGCATTTATCAACACTATCCCAACTGCTTATGGCTTACCCCTATTGCAGTTTTTAGGCAAATTAAATGCAGAACAAAATCCTCCAATAGAGGAAGCAAAAGAAGTATAATGACTCCACATAGCAATCAAGCCGACTTTGGAATGGTACTGAGTATCACAAGTGCTGCAATCAGCATCGCAAGTATTCAACCTATTGTAACATTCTTTGGTAGTTTGGTTGCTATTGCATCTGGACTTTTCGCCATTAGATATTATTACAAGGCAGCTAAAAAGTTTAAGTAATGAGAGACATTGTAATTACTTTAGTGATTGCAGTAGCACTTATCTTCATCTTCAACGGAAGGTATAACGGCAATGAGCCTACAATAGTAACGCATACCGATACTATCTATAAGCACGACATAACAAAGAAATATATTAAAGGGGATTCTATCCCTTTTGTCGTTTTAGGTATTGATACGACCATTGTACACGATACTGTACGTATAGTTCAAGATTATGCGTACGTACGAGCCTACTCGGACACTATAAAGATAGATTCAAGCACATTTATTATTAACGACACAATCAGTCAAAACAAGATAAAAAATCGTGGTTTTTACGCAGATATAAGTCAAAAAACTATAAAAGTGGAAACCATTAGGATAATACCATCCAAAAATGAGCTTTATTGGGGTATATTAGCCGATTTAAGGGCATTTGACAATAAAGTTGGGATAGGAGTTGGTTTAGCGTTTAAAATGCCTAAAAAGGGCTTATTTACTATATCAGCTACTACTAATCAATATTCAATCGGATATTACAAAAAATTCTAATGAAACTACCTGTATCATATAAAGAGTTTGTTAAGCAACCCATTGTGGCTACTTTATTCATTGTACTATGTGGAATATCGGCTTTGTATATTGATGTAAGGTCAACGTTTCAAGACCAAGCAAAAGCACAAAATGTACGAATAGAAAAGGTAGAGGGCAGATTAGATTTAGTACAAAACGCATTAAGGAAATCAGATTCATTGAGTGCAGTTTCTACTACTAAACTTCAGGTTCTAACTGACCTTAAAATGATACCAAAATAATGAGGTATTTATTATTCATATTTTTGTATGGTTGTAGTTTGACTGCTCAAGAGCCAAGTAAAGAACAAAAGATAGATAATGAGTTTCAATTATTGCTTAACAAAGTAAATGAAAACAATCTTAATTCATCTTTAGTTCAAAAAGAGGCATCTAAAAAAGAAAAGAAAATAATTACTAATACGATAAATAATATTAACAATTTAAAAACTGAATTAAGTGAGGTTAAAGCTAGGTTGGATTCTATTACTATTGATACTGGAAGTTCATTCAGCTTATTGCCAATACCCAAGAAGTAAAAGAATAGGTGCTGATTCTGTTATAATAATAACTATTGACCAAGCGAATAACATAAACAACCTATACAAGAACTACAACGATTCAATTGTTAAATTAAATGATTCAATAATCAATTCAAACTTAAACTATGCAAAACTTAATAAAAAAATATTTGAGAAAACTGATTCTATCTATCTATGGAAAGTTAGGTATGAAGCTGCAAGAGAACTTACCAATTATAGAACCAAAGACCACGAAAAAGACGACAAAGCCAAAGAAATAGGTAAATACCTTTTAATCTTTATAATTATTTTACAATTTAGCAAACTTTAAATATGGAATGGATAAAAAATTTACTTAGTGATGAAAGAGGAAGCATAAGCACTAAAAGAGTGATTGCTTTAATATCTGCATTATTTCTATGTATTACTTTGATAGCTAATTCATTTAGTCATATTGAAGTAGCACCTAGTGATAAATTAGTAGATGCAGTAATGGTAATATGTATTGCTGCAATGGGAACTACAACGATAGATAAATTCTCAAAATGAAACAACAAACAATCCTTAGACTAGCCTTAGTGCTTTGGTTTGTATTATTAATATTCTTTATAACGGCAAGATATGTTAAGTAAAAAAGCAATAGACCTTATTATCCAATTTGAGGTTGGAGGTAGAGCATACTATGATAAGAAACTACAATCTCCTATTTGGGCAGGTGGAGAATCAGGCATCACTATTGGAATGGGTTACGATTGTGGTTTTGTAAATGAAAAGCAATTCTTTTTAGACTGGGGTAATAAACTTACTCCTAACTTTTTAGAGCCATTAAGAAAGACTATTGGACTTAAAGGCATACAAGCAAAACAAATGTTAAGAGGGGAATTAATGCAGGTTAAAATCTCATACAATATTGCATACGAGGTATTCGTTAAATGCTCAGTGCCTAAGTATTTTAAAATGACTAAGGCAATATACCCAGAGTTAGAAACGTTAAATGAGGACACTCAGGGTGCGTTGGTTTCTATGGTTTACAATAGAGGCAATAAGCTAGAAGGTGATTCAAGGATTGAGATGAAGCGAATAGTAGAGATGGTTAAGAACAAGGATTATGATGGAATTGCAGAGGCAATAGAGAGCAGTAAGAGACATTGGGAAGGCAAAGGATTAGATGGTTTAGTAGTGAGAAGGGAAGCAGAAGCAGACTTGATTCGCGATTCGTTAGCATAACAAAAACCTAAAATATGGCTGGAAGTAAACCAACAATGAGTGGTCAAATAGTCTTAGACTACTTGGCAAAGTATCCTGCGTGGATGCCCTCAAATACATTAGCTAGTTTAATCCTTAAAGAGAATAAGAATCACTTTAGCGACCAAGAGAATGTGCGTTATCTAATACGCTATTACAGAGGCAAGACTGGTACAGATAAGATTTCAGTAAACAATAAAGAATATTTAGAAAAGACTAAAAGAAGTTGCAGTCATTTTGTGCAACCTGATACTTGGGCAGAGGAAAAGGTTGTATTTGATTTACCATTAGGAATTAAGAAGATGGGATTTATTAGTGATATACAAGTCCCATTCCACGACCCAAAAGCGATAGATGTTTGCTTTAACTACTTAAACAAAGAAGGGATAGATACGTTATTTATAAATGGCGACTTAGTGGATTTCTACCAATTAAGCGACTTCCAAAAAGACCCAAGAGTAAGAAAGTTTAACGATGAATATGAGAGCATATTAGAGATGCTAGGATTTATAAGAAGGTCATTCCCTAATTTAATTATTTATTACAATTTGGATGCAAATCACGAATTTCGCTACGAAAGATATATGAGGACAAAAGCACCAGAATTGTTAAGTTTGCAATTGTTCGAGTTAGAAGATTTGTTGAAGCTAAATGAATTTGGGATAAAGCCTCTAAAGAACTTAGACCACGTTAAATTTGGCAAGTTGCCAATTATACACGGAGATACTACTTTTAAGAGAGGAAGCGGTGTAAGCCCTGCTAAGACCCTTTACGATAGGGTTAAGCAATCGGCTATTGCATCTCACGTTCATAGGACAAGCGAGTACACTACTAAGAACCAATTTGATGGCGAAATGTTTACTTGTTGGACAACTGGAATGCTAATGCATCCGAACGTTGAGTATTGTAAGCACGTGGACCAGTATAATGCTGGGTTTGCTTTACTAGAGAAAGAGACTAATGGAGATTATAGAGTTCACAATAAGAGAATAACAAAAGGAAAAGTATTTTAAATAAAAAACTATGAAGATGCCTAAAAATTGGAATCGTTTAAACATATCAGAACAAGAAAGCTGGTTAGTAAAGAAGTATCAAGAGATGATTAGCGAAGTAGAATCAGTAAGTAAGATGTTAGCCAAGATAAGAGGTGGCAATAAAATCGTAGTAAAGGAGATTGAAAGACCAGATGAAGCCTTACTGAAAGCGTGAGAATCAAAATCATATATCGTAAACTTGGTAAGGAACAGGCTTACGGCATATCCTCTAGTGATGGAGTAATAGAGATTGATGAAAGGCTAAAAGGTAAGAAAATGATGGAGATATTAATTCACGAGATATTACATTTATTAAACCCAAAGGATGATGAAAAAACCATAATTCGCAAAAGTGTAACTTTGACTAAAGTCTTGTGGAGTGAAGGGTATCGGAAAATTGATGATACAATCGACCTGCCTTTGCAAGATGGTTCAATTTAGGTTGTTTTTTCTTGTTCATAGGTTCTCCTCAGTGTAAAAAGCTGGGGAGTTTTTATTATATTTGTATTCAGATATACTAATGGTTTAGCGGGGACTTGTTTCTACTTGTCCCCCCTTTTTTTGCCCTTTAGTCAAGTTATAGCTTTACTTTTTTACTAATTTCCTTAGTATTACTACCTAAAACATTGTACAATGTTACCAATTTGGTTACAAAAGTTTGCTAATAGTAAACTATATCAATCATAAAAGTTACCCAATAAGGCAACTTTGAGCCGTAAATGACTGATAATTGGCTCATTTTAGACTGATAAAAAGAAATTTAAATAATTTATTGTTTGTATTGTAATTGTTTGTATTTTTGTTGAAACAAAACCAAATTAGTATGAAAACACTATTAAGCCTCAACAACAATTTCTACCCTTACAATGGGAACTTTATTCCTCAAGCTGGGGACAACATTTTCTTAGACTATACAATAGAAGATACTAAGTTCTTTGTAGTAAAGTTTAGGACTATTGACCTTGCAAACAATCAAATCATTATCTCAATCGAAAAAATCTAAATTATGACAGACCAACAAAACAAGAATTTTCAGGCAATCGTTATTTTAATCTTTGTCTTTATTGTAACAGGAATCTTACAAAACATTTAAACCAAAATATGAAAGTAGAAAAAAAAGAAGTAGTCTGCATCCGACTGCCAGAATCAATCAAGAAAAAAGTAGATGCCGAAGCTAAAAAGATGTATTTAGCACCAAGTAAATTAGTGTCCATAATAGTACAAAAATATTACGAAACTAAAAACTAAACTATGCAACCATTAATCTATCAAGGAAAACAACTTAAACTACACCAGAGAGCAACTTGCCTACTAGAACTACTTAAGAAGGCTCAAGCAAGGCAATCTAGTATTGAATCAGATTTAACCAAATGGAGAGGAGCAACTTGGGACAATCCTATTAAGTTAATGAACAAGTATGAGGATGACTACCTTATTAAGATTGCTAGGATGAACCAAATACAAAAGCGAATCTTAAAGTCTTATCACTTCCTGATACTGGACCTTTACGAGATTACCGAAGATTTTATGTTACCTATAAACCTTTTACACTTTTAATATGACATACATAGATAATAGCAAGTTCCAATTGCAAAGAGAAATCTACATTCTAGAGGTAGAGAATGAGATGTTGAGAAACCAAATTATTAAACTTAAAATAGAAAAGAATGAACTACTGGTCAATACCAAGTCAAAAAGAGAGCAGACTGACAACGAAGGAAATGATTAAGTATTCTGAAACAATTATAGATAAAATTGCAGAATATTACAAAATATTACCTAAGGACATTAAAGGCAAAAGTAGGAAAAGGCATTTTGTTAAAGCTAGATTTATAGCAATGTATTGTATAAAAAATAACACAACTTTAACATTAAAGGCAATTGCAGATATGGTAGGCAGAGACCACACTACGATTATACACTCTTTAAAGACTATACAAAACACTATAAACTTGCATTACGATACCGATTTAAAGGATGAATTAAACGAAATAAAAAGATTAATATAAATTTTTGTTATTCACAAAATAGTCTTATTTTTAATTATTATTTACCAAAAAACCATAGTATGATTAACTTACAAACAAACTCACTTATCAACATTTACAAGGCTTTAGCTGCTTTTCAGCAGGAATGCCCTGTAATTCACAAGGGAACGACTGGGCATAATTACACATATGCCGATTTCCCTACAATTCTTGAAGTAATCAATCCGATACTCAAGAAACACAATCTAGGATTTACCCAGCTTCTTATTGAAGATGGCTTAAAGACAATTATCTTTCACACTATTAGTGGAGAGGCAATTGAATCAAATGCAACGATTCCACAAATTACTCTTAGAGGTATGAACGAGTATCAATCATTCGGTAGTGGTATTACTTATTACAGGAGATATGCCCTATCTGCTGCTCTTGGGTTGGTAACTGATAAAGATACCGATGCCTCTGGAGAGAAAACTGCATCCGTATTTATTAAGAAACACAAGTCAATACTAGATTTAACATTAGCTATTGATATGTGCGAAAACTTAAACGAATTAGCTAAACTTCATACTTTGAATAAAGATTTGATGAATGACGGAATTACTGCATTATTCACTAGCAAAAAATCTAAATTATGATTGACCAAAAACTAATCAAACTAAGAGACTTGGTTTCTTATTGGGAATGGAAACATAGTGCTTGTCATAAGTTTTGGATAAATGAAACCTATCAGGAACTTGTAAAGGCAAGACAAAACCTAAAAGACTACAAGTCTAAACATTACCCATTAACCCCATTATTAACCCAGCCTAAGCCATTCTCTAGAATGAATGATTGGACTGAAAACTATGAAAACTATGCCGATTAGTACTTGCTGCGGAGCAGAAACCGATATGGATGAAATAGGAATATGTCCTGAATGTTTAGAGCATTGCGACTGGGAGGAGGAGGATGAAGATGAAATACAAAAGGATATAGATGCAGAAAATCAAATTGATGAAGATTTAATTAATAAACAAAACAAATAAAAATGGAAAAGAAACAAAACTATGGTGCTTGGAAAAAAACAACATCAAAAGGCGAAGTAATTGAATTTACTATTGAGGACAAACGCTACTCAATGTGGTTAAATCAATATAAAAAGCCTGAATCAAAAGAACCAGATTACAAAATCTATCCTAATGATTACAAGCCTAAAGCCGAAACTAAAATGGAATACGCAACCCCAGTAAACCAACAAGAAAGCGAAGATGATTTGCCGTTTTAATTAACTATCTAAAAACAAAAACTATGAGCCAAAACAAACAAATTGCAGACTACTTAAACAAAGGTAAGAAGCTAACTACATTAGATGCCTTAAACAAATTTGGATGCTTTAGATTAGCATCAAGAATTAACGATTTAAGGAATGAAGGAATGAATATATCGACTAAGATTATTAAGCTAGAGAATAAGAAGCAGATTGCACAATATTCGTTAAAATAGGTTATATTTGCAATAGGTGTAGGATACCGAATTTTAAACTTATTGGCTCGAAGCTGAACCCCTAATCCTACTGGGGGGAATGCCTAGAGCCTTTTTATTTTATGGCTAAAGACCCAGCAGTATTGTTTTACACTTCTGATTTTTTAAGTGGAACATTTACTATGACTAACGAACAAGTTGGCAAATACATTAGACTATTATGCCTCCAGCATCAAAAAGGAAGATTAAATGACAAGGATATGCTAAGCATATGCTCTGCATATGATTCCGACATTTGGGAAAAATTCAAGATGGAAGATGGCTTTTACATTAATGAAAAGATGTCAAACGAGACAATTCGTAGGCAAAAGTTTACAGAAAGTAGGAGAAACAACGCTTTAACCCCTAAAAGCGAAAGCACTAGCAAAGCATATGCTAAGCATATGGAAACTGAAACTGAAACTAGAACTGTAACTATAAATAAAACTAAAATACTAGATGAGCAGTTTGAGGAATTTTGGGATTTATACGATTATAAGAAATCTAGGGATAAAGCAGAAAAGGCTTGGAAAACTTTAAATCAAGAGGAAAAGGCTTTAGCT